GTTCTTAAAGATGGTACTGAGATTACTTATGCCCTTTATGAGAAGAGAAAAGCTGATGCTGAAACAAAAGCTAAAGAAGAAGAATTAGAACTTCCCAGATTACAAAAGTCTTTATCTATATTTCCCGACTTTGAAGAGCAATTTGCTCCAAAAGCTGAAGAAAAAATAGGAGAATTGGCTTTACATATTACAGGTGAAGAATCAATTGAAGCAATATGTAAAAGGATTTCTAATGATTTTGAAAAATTAGCAATAGCAGTATCTAAAATTAAATTAACATGAGTATAGTACTTCCAACTAAAAAAGTGGGCCCTCAAAGAGTTAATCCTAAAAGATTAATTATTTATTCAAAACCAAAAACTGGTAAGACAAGTGCATTTGCGGGTCTTGAAGATAATCTAATCATAGATCTAGAGAATGGTGCTGATTATGTAGAGGCTTTAAAGATCCAAGTAACTTCTTTACAAGAACTACTTGATGCAGGTAAAGCAATTAAAGCTGCAGGTAATCCATACAAGTATGTTACAATTGATACTGTAACAGCACTAGAAGATATGGTTGGCCCTTTAGCAATAAAGCTTTATAAAAATACAAGCATGGGTAAAAGCTATGATGGCGATAATATATTGTCCTTACCAAATGGTGCAGGATATTTATATTTAAGGCAAGCTTTCTTTCAAGTTTTAGATTTTATTGATACTTTAGCACCCCATATTATTTTGGCAGGTCACATTAAGGACAAGCAAGTAGATGATAAAGGTGAGATGGTATTAGCTGCAAACATTGATTTGACAGGTAAAATTAAATCTCTTATTTGTGCAAATGCAGATGCAATTGGTTATATGTTTAGAAAAGGTAATAAAACTATTCTATCATTTAAGACTAGTGAAGAAGTGACTTGTGGTGCAAGACCAGAGCACTTAAGAAATGAAGAAATAGTAGTTTCTGAGATGAATGACAAAGGTGAACTAGAGTTTCACTGGGATAAAATTTATGTATAAAACAAATAAAAAATAGAAAAAATGGCATTAAGCACAACAGACTTAGGAACAGGTGGTTCAGGAATGGCAAAAACAATTGCACCAGGAAATCATACATTAAAAATTAACAGCATTGAACTAGAAGATTTTAGATTCATTGAAGGTGCAAAACATCTTATCTTGCATGTAGAAACAGAACCTATTGAAGATTTTGAAGGTTTCTGGATTGACAAAGATAATGAGAGCCTGGGTAGATATGATGGTCAGATTGGTAGAATCAAAGCTAGCCAATATGCATTTGCAGATGGAGAAACTAAATCTGGTATCAAGATTCAAAGAGATAGATCTATTCTTATCTTCTTACAGAACTTATGTAATACATTAGGTATTAATGATTGGTTCCGTGAGCAAGATGGTAAACATGAAACTGTTGAAGATTTTGTAAATGCATTTACTAAACATGCACCATATCAAAATCATTTCTTAGAATTCTGTGTTGCAGGTAAAGAATATGAAAGCAAATCAGGTTATACTAACTATGACATGTGGTTACCAAAAGCAGAGAACAAGAAATATGCTATGGCTGAAGTAGAAGCAGGTAAGGTTATGCCTTATGATGAAGCAAAACATCTTAAAAAGATTGAAGTAAAAGATGTGAAAGCATTTGGTGATGATGATCTTAATATCACACCTAAAACTTCATCTGATTTTAGCTTAGACTAAAGAATCCTTATTAACAAGGGGGGTTCAGTCTTGAGCTCCCCTTTTTTATTGTAAATTATGATTTCAACTAAGAATCTAGTATCTGATTTACGGGATGTTCCCAGAGAATGGGCATATGAGTATTATTTGAACTTAAAGGAAAGACTGATTGGTCAGGATGTAAAAATGCTTTCTGCATTTAACTCAAAGGATAAAGTTCCTTCTATGTTTATATATACTGATGCATCAAATTTTTATAAGTTCAAGGATTTTTCTTCTGGCAACCAGGGTGATAGCATAGAATTAGTAAAATGTTTATTTAATCTACCATCAAGAGGTCATGCTGCTAATAAGATTATCAATGATTATCAAGAGTTTCTCTTACATAATGATGCTCCAGTAGTACTTGAGTTCAAATTTCATGACAAGTTTAAAGTTGTAGACTATGAAATGAGACACTGGAATTCCCAAGACTCTAAGTTCTGGACAAGTTTTAGTATTAGTTCTACACTTTTGGCCAAGTATAGCGTAGTGCCCTTGGCATACTTTACTATGGAAAAGAAGGAAGAAGATGGTTCTATGACTTCATTTAAGTTTACTAAGCCATATCTCTATGGTTATTTCCGCCAGGATGGTGAGTTGTACAAGATCTACATGCCTAAGAATCTAGATAAGAAATTTATCAAGGTTCAAAATTATGTTCAAGGTATAGATCAACTAACTTATGAGCCCAAGTATTTGATCATTACATCCTCTCTAAAGGACTTAATGTGTTTTAATAAACTTGGTATAGGGAATGTTGAATGTATTGCACCAGACAGCGAGAATACAATGATAGGTGAGGCAGTCATGGGAAAACTGAGTAAACGGTATTTTAAGACAATTGTACTGTTTGATAATGATGAACCCGGTATCAAAGCTGCTCAGAGATATCAAGACAAGTATGGTTTTAGTTATGTAGTGCTTGAGATGTCTAAAGACCTATCTGACTCAGTCAAAGACCATGGTATTGAAGCTGTCAGAGATAAATTATTACCACTATTAAAACAAGCATTATGAGTTTAGAAAGATCAATGAATGATTTAGAAGATCATATATCTTCTGCAAGAGATGAATTTGATAATCTAAGAGAAAAGATTGAAAGAGAATTGGAAGATGTAAATGATGAAATTGCTGTGTTAAAAGATGAAAATTATACACTTAGAGAGCAAAATGAACTTCTTGAAGAACAAGTAGAAGACTTAAATAGAAAGAATGCTATATTTGAACTAGAGAATATGGAATTAAGACTAAGGATAGAGATTTATGACTTGGAAGTATAAAGGTAAAGAGTTTGATGAAACATGTATCCCGCAAGGTGGTATTGGATTCATCTACATTATGACTGCTATCATAGATGGTAAGTCTGTTGCATATATTGGTAAGAAAAACTTTTTTGCTAATATAAAGAGACCAATGGGTAAGAAAGCTTTGGCTATGTCTACAGATAAGAGACTAAAGAAATATACCCGGGAGCTCAGACCTGACTTCATGAAGTATTATAGCAGTAACAAGACTCTTAAAGATGCTCACAAGGCAGGAGTTGTTATCAAAAGAGAGATCTTGATGATATGTTACTCAGCAATGGAATTAACTTACCAAGAAGTAAAGCACCAGTTTAAATATGAGGTGCTTGAGAAAGAAGAATATCTAAATGCCAATATCCTTGGCAGATTTTACAAAATTAAATAGTATGACAGAAAATGATTTAACAGGCCTTCTATTACAGTTGGCTGACCGTGGTGTGACCGGAATTAAAATTTATTATGCAGGTGGAGGAGACTCCGGAGCAATTGAAGATGTAGTATATACAACTGAAGTATTAGATAAAGATGAAGAGACTGCTTTTGAGACTATCTCAGACCTACCAACTTATGGACTTGAAAAAGCTGAGAACTTAAAAGACCTTGATTCACGTGCTTGTTCTGATATATCAGACTTTGCTGAAGAAGCAATTCTAAATGATGTTGAGGATTGGTGGAATAATGAAGGTGGTCATGGTGTTATGTCTATTATGGTGCCATCTGGTAAGTATAAAGTAAATAACACTATTTACATTACTGAAACAGAGGACTATTTTCATGAAGGTGATTTATTATCTAAAGCTTGAACTAATGTCTCATCCGTATCAACACGCAGTTTCTAGTTCCCGTAAATGGGGAGGAGAACCAGAGGAGTACATGCATATTCATGAATGGTTTGATGAAACAAAAAAATGGATAGGTCATTCTAAACACAGAATGTTCCGTCACCACAGTGAGGGTATATTTGAATGTGAAAAAACATTTGGTACTTATTTTATAAATTCTGTGGGAAAGAGAGTGTACATAAGATATGTTGGAGAACAACATGTAAAAGAGGACTGTAACAATTACATTCCTACAGCAAAAGAATGGGTGGATAATATAAATACACCTACACAATGGATGATTAAAACTTTAAAAATTGAAGACTAATGATTTTTGACAAAGAAGAAACAAAGAACTTGTTGAGCATGCTACGTTCAACAGATGATGAGAATTCAGTAGTAGCATTTCAAGCCCTTGAGGGTGTTGATGTAAAAAAGTATTCGGGAGAATTAATTGTATTATACAAGTTTGGTAAGAGAAATATGGCAATTTGGGAGAAACAAGCTCCTAAATGTCATAAGCATATTGCTAAGGTACTAAATCCATTTGCTAAAGATGGGGGTAGTGAGTTAAGTACAGGATCATGTTTGTCTGCAATGACAGCAAACAATGCAAGTAATCAATCTATTGAACTCTTTATGGAGTTATTTACAGATAGTATGATTGGCTTCCTAGGTCAGATGGGTTATCCTGCTGACAAATTTGAAATTAATGTAAAACTAAAGGATGGACAAGGTACAGAGTCTTAGTAAAACAGCCAAAGATTTAATGTTGAAAGAGCCCTATTACGGGTTCTTTCTCATTATGTTGAATAAGCTATGGAGTAAAAAGGTACCTACTGCAGGTGTCAGTAAGAATGGTATCAATTATCAGTTAGTGGTAAATGATGAGTTCTGGGAAGGATTGAGTGAGAATCATAGACTTGGTTTGCTCAAACATGAATTATTGCATATTGCATTTGGTCATCTTACTACTGTGTTTAAGTTCAGTGATAGAAAGTTGGCTAACATTGCTATGGACATGGAGATCAATCAGTATATTGATGTTGATTATCTACCTGAGGGTGGTATCATGATTGATGACTATGCTGAACTTAATCTTGATAGAAAAGCAGGTGCTAGATATTATTATGATAAACTTAAAGAAGCAAAGGATGAGAAAGATCAGAATGGTACAAGTGGTTCTCCAGAGTTTGATAAGTTGTGTGACCAAATGGACTCAGGGGATGGTGAGGGTTTACCAGATCATAGTACATGGGACGAGTTTGAGAATCTTAGTGAGGCTGAACAAAAACTCATTGAAAAGCAATTACAAAAAGTCCTTGGAGATGCAAAAGAACAAACCGTCAAGAAGAGAGGATCAGTTCCCGGAGAAATTGAAGGGGTCATTGTCATTGAAGAAATAGTTGCACCTAAGTTTGACTGGAGAGGTTACATCAGAAGATTTACTGGTGTTAGTACTAAAGTCTTTACTAAAAAGATCAGGAGAAAAGAGAACAGAAGATTCTCTGACAATCCTGGTCTTAAGATTAAGATGAGACAACACATGCTACTAGCTATTGATACCTCAGGTTCTGTAAGTAATGATGAACTTCTTGAGTTTATGAATGAGATTCATCATATCTATAAAGCAGGTGTTGACATTACTATAATACAGTGTGATACTAGTATCCGCAGTATTGAAGCTTACAGAGGTAAGAATGACCTTAAAGTACAAGGAAGAGGTGGGACAGAATTTGATCCTGTCCTAGATTACTATAATGAGAACAACAAGAAGTATACAAGCCTAGTATATTTCACAGATGGAGAATGTGATGCAAATGTAAAACCAAAAGGTAATGTCCTTTGGGTTATATCAGAGAGATCAAGTATGAACAATGATCTGCCAGGCAAAGTAATTAAATTAGAACTATAAAAAAAGAGTGATGAATCAAGTACAATTGAACGTAGAAGAGTTAAAAGATTTTATTAAGCATATGGTTAACAATAACCAGCACATTCAGTCTGAAGGAAAAGTTCCTGTGGCTATTAATATTGAAGGTGATGCAGGTCTAGGTAAAACTTCTGCTATTATGCAGTTGGGTAAAGAGATGAATATGCAAGTTGTAAAACTTAATCTATCTCAGTTAGAAGAACTAGGTGACTTAGTGGGTTTTCCTGTTAAAGAATTTCAAATTGAAAATGCAGAAGGTAAAACTAAATGGATTAATGAAGCTCAGATTGGTGGAGCTCAGAAAGCAGGTTTCAAGATTGTAGATAAGAGAATGTCTCATGCTGCTCCTGAGTGGATTCAAGGTAAAGGTGAGGGTGGTTTCCTAGTATTGGATGACTATACTCGTGCTGACCACAGATTCATGCAAGCAACAATGGAGATCTTAGATAGACAAGAATATGTATCATGGAAGCTACCAAAGAACTGGCATGTTATCTTAACTACTAATCCAGACAATGGTGACTATAATGTTACTAGTCTAGATGTAGCTCAGAAGACTCGTTTTGTATCTGTTGAATTGAAGTATGATGTAAATGTGTGGGCTAAGTGGGCGGAGAAAGCAAATATTGACGGTAGATGTATCAACTTTATGTTGATGAATCCAGAACTTGTGACTCAAAGAATTAATCCAAGATCTGTAACTACATTCTTCAATGCTATCAGTTCTATTCCTAAGTTTGAAGATAACTTACCTATGGTTCAGATGATTGGTGAAGGTTCTGTTGGAGCAGACTTTAGTTCTATGTTTACTATGTTTATTAATAATAAGTTGGATAGAATTATTAGTCCGGAAGATATCATGACTAAAGATGAGCAATATGTTATGAACAGTTTGGTATCTGCAGTAGGTCAAGACAATGATTTTCGTGCAGATTTATCTAGTGTGATTGCTACCAGAGTAATTAACTATTCCCTAGTGCATGCTAGTACTAAAACAGTTACAGATCCAATGATTGACCGTTTGGTTAAACTGACTACAGACTGTAAAGCATTTACTGATGACTTGAGATATTTCATGATCAAGGAGATTGTAAATGGTAACAAATTGAAGTTCAGCAAATTGATGATGAACAACAATGTTGTTAAAATGGCAGTTAAGTAATAATTAATGGGGAGGTAACACTCCCCTTTTTAAACTATTAAAAATGAAACATATATTATATTTTCACCTTGACCTAGATACACATTGGTCATCTAATGATACCAAACATGTAAGTTGTGAAGTTGATTCTTGGTTGGGCACATTTACTGAAGATAGCAGTACTTTATTGGACATTGTTAAAACACCTTATGTACCACAACAAGGTGATAAGATTTATTTCTTACCAGAAGTTAGTGTACCAAGAGTTAAGTTTAAAAATGTATCTGTAGAATACGGTATCAAAACTGTTAGAAATATCAAAGAAGCTAATGTTTTCTTTGGTTGTTCTAAAAGCACACACCATATGACTATAAATAAGTGGCCATATACTCTACCAACTTCTGAGTTGAAGGAGTTTATACAACTTATTGATCACAGATTAGATGGACATACTAGAGATAAAATTGAAACTGCTCTTGAGTTCTATGAAAATGAAGAGGTTGCAATATCTTGGACTGTTGCTAATAATGTTAATGGTGCTATTGCTAATAGTAAATGTTCTAAATACAGTCAGAGAGTAGTGATTGTTGATGATCAATACAAAGAAGAGTACGAGCATTTACAATCTCTTACAATCTATGATGAGTCTTGTGTGATTGATATACTAAATGGTGAGGATGCTACTGTCATTGATAGAGAGATGTTTGAGCATCTTGGTGAAATGTTTAAGAGTTCAGATACAGATAATCATGTACTAGCTATGGAGATTATGGCAAATTCTAGGTACACTGAGAGTTTGATTTATCTTGAGTTATTATTTCATAATTATGCAAATAGAATTTCAGATATCCATTCTAAGAATCATGTTAACTTTAAGTCTCTTGTGAGTTACCTGGGTAAGAACATGAGATCTCTATATACTGATCTTGATGATATAGGTGATAGCTTACTTAACAAGGGTCAATTTACTACAGATAAGTTGGAAATTGTAATGGAACATTTGAGTAGTGAGATCCAAAATAGAGGAGATAGTAAGTACTTTACTGTAAAGACTATTACTGTACATCCTGATCATATTGCTAGTTTAGGTAGTAACTATACTTATAGTGTACAAGATGACTATGTTGGACCGGAATTGCCTATTGAGTTTGATGAAGAAGAAAGAGTAGCTGGTTCAGAAGATATTGTATTAAATGAATTCATAGGAGAGATCATTGATGACGTGGAACCTATCTTTACTGAGGAAGAAGATGAAGCTATGGGAGAGATGATTGCTGAACTAGATATTGAAGACACAGAAGTTACTCTAGAAACCGAACTCTTATCAAATAACCATCAAATAACCCAAACTAATGAGTCCACTGACATTGACTGGTTCTGATGAACTAACACAATTCTACAACAAGAAGTTCTATTTTAGTTACAGTAGCATTAACAAGCTATTGTTTTCACCTAGAATGTTTTACAGTCATTATGTTTTGAATCAAAGAGAGGACAGTACGGATGCGCACCTGGTAACAGGGCGTGTCCTACACTGTTTACTACTTGATCCACATACATTTGATGACCAATTTATGTTACTACCTGGTAAGTTACCAAGTGGTAACAACAAAATAATTATTGATAATATTTTTAAATACCATTGCACAGTTGGAAATGATTCCTTAAATTTGGATGATTACTCTACTGAGATACTCACACAACTACTCACAATTAACTTACACCAATCCTTAAAGACAGATGAGCAAAGACTTGCTAAGATTCTGACTGAGGAACACAAAGATTACTTTACTTTTCTTAAATCAAGTCTAGACAAGACTGTAGTAGATGAACCTACTTTGCATGGCTGTAAAGAAAGTGTTGAAGTTCTTAGAAATAATACTTCTGTTAGAGCTCTACTACAACTTGACAGGACTGAGGAAGATACTCACATCACAGTTCATAATGAGTTGCCATTATTAATTGATGTTGATTATCTACCCTTTGGTTTTAAGGGTATCCTAGATAATGTAGTAATAGACTCTGAGTCAAAGACTATATTTATTAATGACCTTAAAACAACAGGTAAGAATCTAGCAGATTTTCCTGATGCTGTTAAATTTTATAAGTACTGGATTCAAGCAGTAGTATATTATAAAATGGCATACTATAAGTTTGTTAAAGAATTATCTGATAAGGCTGACTGGAATATAGTAGTTACATTTATTGTAATAGATAAATACAACCAAGTGTATCCCTTTCAAGTCTCACAGGAGAGTTTAGCAATTTGGCAACAAGACTTTGAAGACATAGAAGATATTGTAAAGTATCACTATGAAAACAAAGATTATACGTTGCCTTATGAGCTAGCAATTGGTAATGTAAAATTGTAGATTATGCCCTTACAAGCGCTTTATACTAAATATTTTCAAAAATCTAAGGTGTTTTTGTATCCGCTCTTAGAAATTAAAAAAGGTAGCCCAGCTATTCCAACAGAGACATATTTGTCATGGGGAACAAGTTATTCTACCGAGGATGCAAAATTAGTTTGTGTATATCATACAAGAACAGATCCTGAGTATATTAGTTTTGAAAAGAATATTCTTTTTAAACATACTAGACTTAGTGATCATGTAGTAGTAGATAGTACAACTAGTATATTTACATTTGATTTTTCTGATTTACAAAATGATTGGAATTATATTGTAAATGGCAAATACAGTAAAATAAAGAATGATCTAAAGCGCATTATTCTTGAGCACTTTAATAGTAATAGTGCAAATAAAATATATATTGAAAGTTATCTTTATCCTGAGAAGTATTTTGATGACTATGCTAATATATTAAAAGTTGATGTTGATTTACTCCAATTTGTAGGTGAATTATGTAGCAAACCTGATTTAGAAAAAGAAAAGTTGTTGATTGAGGTGGTTGATTTGGAAAATATAAAAATTCTAGATTAATTTGTATTAAATTTATAAAAAAAAACAAATGAGTGAAAACACAATGATGCTTGTTCAAGCCACTTGGCAAGAAAAGCAAACTTTTAGAATGATTCCTATTAGTGAATCATGTCCATATGTAGAATGTATTTTTGATCCGGGAACTAAGGTTTTTGTTATCATCTCTAAGATTAAAAGAACATCTTTACAGATGCTTCCTAAATTAGATGAGTATGGTCAACCTGTAACTGGAACAAAAGGGCACAAGGAAGAAAGAAATAAACTTGAAGTATTCCAAGAGTTCTATATTGAAGACAAAACAGCAGTAGAAGGTTTAATTAAAATCTTTGCAATTAATGCAAATAGTTTTGATTACAAATCTTTTATGACTGTAGAAGAAGCTAAGTAATTAGTATTAATTGAACTAAGGAAGTGGGTGGTTTTACTATCCACTTTTTTATGCACTAAAAGGGGGAACAGCTTAACTGAACTAGCCTATGAGAACACATTATGTGATGGATTTTGAAACATTATCCAATTGTTTCATTGCCGTGTTTGAGAGTGTTAAGTCTGAGGAACGTGAGATATTCACAGTCCATAAAGACAAAAATGAAATAATAGAATTTATTGGGTTTCTAGAAAGAAACATTCAACTAGGAGAGTGGCATGTATCTTTTAATGGTTTGGGGTTTGATAGTCAAATTACAGAACATGTCCTTAGAAATAAAGAACAATTACTTAACCAAGATGGTGAGACAATTGCTAGGTTTATTTATAGTAAGGCACAAGATGTAATTGGCAGACAGAACCGTCAGGAATTCTTAGAATTTAGTTTACGGGATCTTCAGATTAACCAGGTAGATGTATTTAAACTTAATCACTGGGATAATGCAGCTAAGAGAAGTTCTTTAAAGTGGATTCAGTATACAATGGATTGGAAGAATATAATGGATATGCCTATTCATCATACTCAGACAATTAATATTGATCAGATTCCAGAGATTATTAGATATTGTATTAATGATGTTAGGTCCACTAAGGCTATCATGCAGCTCAGTAAGAGTCAGATAGAACTTAGGAAGACTTTGACTGAAGAGTATAATATCAATTTATTCTCTGCATCTGAACCACGGATTTCTAAAGAATTGTTTTTGCATTTCTTAAGTAGCCACACTGGTATCAGGAAGTGGGACTTAAAGCAGATGAGAACACATAGGGACAAGATAGTAGTTAAAGATATTATCCTACCCTATATTCAATTCAAGACAGCTACATTTGAGAATCTATTACAGAAGTTTCAAGATGTAGTCATCTATCCTGGTCAAACTAAAGGAGGCTTTAAGTACTCTGTACAGTACAAAGGAGTGAAGACTGATTATGGTCTAGGTGGTATACATGGTGCTAGGTCTGCTAAGGTATATGAGTCTGTGGAAGATATGGTTATCATGACAAGTGATGTTACCAGTTTTTATCCTAATCTAGCTATTAGAAATGGATGGTCTCCGGCACATTTACCTAAGGAAGAATTCTGTGATCTGTATGAGTGGTTCTTTGAAGAAAGAAAGAAGATACCAAAGTCAGATCCCAAGAATTATGTATACAAGATTATCTTAAACTCAACCTATGGGTTGAGTAATGATGAGAATAGCTTCCTGTATGATCCTGAGTTTACTATGAGGATTACTATTAATGGTCAGTTAAGTTTGACTATGTTGTATGAGATGATTTGTGAAGAGATTCCAAATGCTATTCCACTAATGCAGAATACAGATGGTTTAGAGACTATGATCCCGCGGGAGTATGTTGATAGATATATGGATATCTGTGCAAGATGGGAGAAGAGAACCATGCTACAGTTAGAACATGATACCTATAGTAAAATCATTCTTGGTGATGTGAACAACTATATAGCTATTACAGAAAATGGTAAAGCTAAAAGTAAAGGTAGATTTGAGTATAAAGATTTAGCTCTTCATAAAAACAAGAGTTTCTTAATTATACCTAAAGCTATCCAAGCTTATTTTGTTGACGGGATTAAACCTGAAGACTACTTAGCACAGAACCAAAACATATTTGATTACTGTGGTGGTGTAAAGATTAAAGGAGATTGGGAATTCTATGAGCACTTTATTGCTGATGGAGAACATACTATTAAACCTTTACAACATACAATAAGATATTTTGTTTCCAATTCCGGGTCAAAGATTATCAAGAAGAATAATACTGACGGGAGAGAAATCCAGGTAGAGGCTGGGAAGTGGATGCAAACTATTATGATTGATCATGTAGAAAAAGATTTTGCTGAGTATGATATTAATACAAAGTATTATCTAGAGAACATTTATAAAGAGATTAGGTCTTTAGAACCTATTAATAACCAATTAAGTTTATTTTAAGATGCCAAAGAAAATTCAAGATTGCACAAAAGCACATTTGATTAGTATTGACTTACCGGTTCATGGTGATAGCTACACAGTTATCAGCCATGAGTCAGTAATGGATTATGTATTTACAGAACTTGCTAACGCAGGTTTTGGGATTACAACAGAAGAGTATAGAGCAACTGCAGATGGTCAGATTGCTCAGGGTATTTATAGATTGAACTATAATAGTGACCCAGAATTATCTATGATGTTTGCTTGGACTAATAGTTATAACAAGCAAGTAAGATTTAAGTGTGGTGTTGGTGCATATGTGAACCAAATAGGAACCGTGATGGTATGTGGAGACATGGGAAGCTGGGCTAGAAAACATACTGGTACAGCAGATGCAGAAACAATACAGACTATTAAGGATCAGATTGCTGATGCTACTATGTATTATAATCAGTTAGTATCTGATAAGGAAGCTATGAAAGTTATATCTATGACTAAGAGAAAACAATCTCAGTTATTAGGTATCCTGTTTGCTGAGTATAAAATTCTTACTACTGAGCAAGCTAGTATGATTAGAAATGAAATGGACAAACCAAGTCATGTATTTGAGGATACTAATAGTCTATGGGCATTTTATAATTATGTAACTACTGCACTGCAACATTCTCATCCTAAAACATGGATGGAAGATCAGAGAGTGTTACATTATTTTATATCAACTGTTAATAACTTTAGTACCCCCCAAGTCACCCCTCAAGTTACCCCCCAAGTTGAAGCTGTAGTAGATTCATTAACAACAAATTATGGTCAACCAGAGAACCAGTTAAACATTTTGACTGAGATTGACAGAGTAGAAGCTGAGGAAAGTGAATTAGAAGTAGAAGAACTTGATTGTAATATTACGATAGATGAAGTTATTACTTATGTTGACCCTGTAGGTAACACATTTGAGGTTCCTAAAGTTCCACCATGTGCTGCTTATGATTTAGAACCTACGGATGAAGAAAAATTAATCATAGAAAAAGAATTATACAGAGTAGAAGATGATATCACTTCTGATTTAGAACTTGATGATTTTGAAATCAACATATCTGATGATGATGATGAAGAGGCTGATTTTTCAGCATTTTTCTAAAAATACTGACTAGTAATAGTGGGTGAATAATAAATTATCAAAAGGGGAAAGGGTGGCTTAGGTCACCCTTTTTTTTTTAACTTTACACCATGAAAAAACAGATAAAAGCTGTTCAGACCTTTCATGAGGCATTTGGACAAGAAAATGGTAAATGGCCACAACCACTTACTAAAGATGAGTATGAACTCAGATATAGATTAATGGCTGAGGAGAACTATGAGTATCAGGAAGCATGTGAAGCTAATTCATTGGTAGAGATTGCTGATGCTCTTGGTGATCAGTTATATATTCTATGTGGTACTATCCTTAAACATGGTATGCAGCATATCATAGAGGAAGTCTTTGATGAGATACAAGCTAGTAACATGAGTAAATTAGGAGATAATGGTAAACCTGTTCTCCGTGATGATGGTAAGATACTAAAAGGTCCCGGATATTTCAGACCAGACTTAACAAAGTTTATTAAAATAGAAAAATAATAACGGGGGTTTTTACACCCCCTTTTTTCTAGTCCTATCTTAAGTTCTCAAACATCTCAGCTTTTTTCACAGCCCATATAGGACTTGCATTTTTACCTGAGATACCGAATACACTACCTAAGTGATTCCAAATTTTATATCTTCCTTCTTTTTGCCATGTATATGGTCCTACTTCTTGTTTATAGACAGCTTTATCACTACCTGTAAGAATTAGACCCAGGTCAACTAAAATTTTAGAATATAAAGATAATGTTGGTCCAACTACAATTGTAGATGTTTCAGTAAAATCTAACCATTCATCAGCACCAACTCCTGGAATTGGAATAAAAGATTGATTCTCTCTTTGTACCATGATTAGTTGATATAAAGCATGATTAGCAAGCCAACCTGCGACACCATATCTTTCTTGTCTTTCTTTTAATTTTTTGAATCTGTCTTCATCACCTGCACTATATCCAAATAATAGAGATACCAATAAACCTGTAATGAATAACATCATACCTTCCATTATAACTTCTCTGGCAGCTCTCTTTTCATCAACTGTCATTAATGGATAGTAAGTTTTAAAGTCTTTAATTAAATCTAGAGTAGTTCTAATAAAGCTGATATACTTTCCTTTGGATGTTTCATTTAAATCCCAATCCCAAACTTCACCGGACAATCTATCACCAAGTGTTTCACCTGAAGAATCCATTTGATATCTTGATAAGAACATACCTGTACCAAACTTTCTTGAGAAAGTAAAGATATCATATAGCATGTATTTTTCTGCCATTGGAGAATCAATCTTACTCATAGTACCATTAAGTTTTTTATTGGCACTATAGATTCTTCTTTTTACTTCATTGAACTTTTTATTTTGTGAGATTACCAAAGAGTCACCTTCTGTAAGATCTGTACCTGGTTTTATAGAATTCTTTTCAGCTAACTCTTCCACACTCATGTGATATTTTTTAGCTAATGATTCTAAGGTATCTCCTTTAACTATAGTATGATTTACTTTTGTTACTCCCCATTCTGGATTAATACCATCTTTTAGCTTTACTAAATTTTTATCATCCAACTCAAATGCTTGATAGTAATATATTTGTTTGGTAGAACCATCAGGTTGTATTTGATCAACAGTTTGGAACTCTAATAAACTAAAACCTAAATCTAATGAACCTTGAATTTCAGTAAGTTTTCTATCTGAATACATCCAAGTACCATTCATTAAGTCTTTTATTGCAGTTCTAGTACTACTCTTTCCTGCATTCTTTTCAGCATTATCAGGAGACATATCAAAAGCATCTGCCAATTGAAGATTTAAACTTTTTGTTCCCCCTGTATATACACCATTAGCTGCATAATCAATAACAGTTTTTGCCGAAGTAATAGTTCCTCTTGCCATTGATCCCCAACTAATATATTTACCTCCAGAAGTATATATCAATTTTTGGAAATCCATACCAAGTTTATTTTTTAATGTAGAAACAGGATTCAATGCATAAAATGCTCTACTTGCTTGGCCCATTAATCCACGTACAATTTTACTAGTAGAAGGGTGATCTTGTTCCCATTCACTAACTCCTTGTCCATAGAATGTTCTGCTGACATAATCCTTAGCCAACTGTAATCTTCTATTAGTATCTCTTTTCAAGAACATAGAAGCCTTATCTCTTGTTTTTGCTAGTACACTACTTGCAACATCCAATCTATCCAATGCATTATTTGGATCACTTAATGTATCTAATAATGCTTTAGCAATAGGTTGATTATCAATAAGCATCTTTTGTCTATCAATAGAGTAACCATAAGTAAGTAATGATCTTAATACATCTTTAGAAACTTCACCTATGTTCATTTTATATAGACCACGGATAGGAACTCTAGAGATAGGATTACCTTGTAAGTCTGTTTTGATATATAAGTAATCAGTACTAAAGTTTAGACCTCTTTCCGGGTCATCTGTGGCTTTGGCAACCCAACTCTTAACCTCACTTAACGCACCATTAACTTTATCTTTTGCATCTGCAGCTAGTTTACCTGATTGTAAATACTCTAAATTATCCTGGATTCTTAATCTTGGAAGATCTAAATACAGTCTTGATGAGTATGGTGAGTCTTCTTGATCTCTTAAAGTAATTTCTTTTAACTTCTCAAGTAATTTAAACTGAGCATTATTTGATGCTTTAAGATTAGTATATTTTTTATTGATATACTTGTCATCTTTTGCACTACCTTTTTTACCTGGAGTATAATCTTTAGGTAAGAAGTTACCTGTATTATCAATATGCTCTCCTACTTTGAGTTCAACCTTACCTGTGTTACTATTGTATCCTGTTTTGTATTTATCTTTAATACGCATATATGAATACTTAGGGATAGGAACTCCCGGTACCATTCTTGTTTTACCTGTTGAAGGGTCTGTAATTTCAGTAGATTTATAATACTTAGAATCAGATGGTCTAGATACACTCCATGCTTTTAATCTAAAGTATCTATCCTCATATAATCCAGTTTGATTATTGTAGCTATTTCTTTTATAGTGATTTTTATCAAACCATTCAGAGAATCTAGTATTATTTGCTTTTGCATGTAAAACATTCTCTGAATTTATCCAGCTATCAGCATTCTCTTGAGTAAGTTCTTCAATTTTTAAATCTCCAAGTGCTTTATTAAAAGACTGTGTATAATACTCAGTACAAGTAATGTCTGTTAACTCAGATAGTTCTCTATAAAGACCTCTTAAATATGTTATCTCCTGTGGTGATAATCCAAATGCAGATTTGTTAGCTGTTAAATCAGCATACTCTTGCTTTTGATCAGCAGTCATTTCACCACCTTTACCTTTACCTATGATTTGTTCTTCATAGTATCTTAATTTTTTAGCTTCTTCTTTAGATAAACCAGTCTTTCTATCAAACTGATCTTGAAGAATAATAATTTCTTCTTCAATATCCTTTAATCTCTTTATAGTAGCTTCACCTAGTTCTGATGCATTGGGTTCTCCATCTTTATCAGTTACTCTATTAACAATATTATATCTTTGTTCATAAAGTCCCGCTAATTTTGTAGAGATTTCTGAGCCCTTACCTTTTTCATTTATCTTTTTGATCTCATCAATGATGCTATTACGGCTTTGGTAATACTCATCACTATAAGCAATCTTTAAGTTCTTATTAAAGAACTTAGTCATTTGTTCTTCATATCTAGCAGGATCTGAATCAAATGATACCCCCATCCCGGCAAGCTCAACATTAACAAAGTGATCTAAATCCTTTTGAAACTTGTCTACATTAGTAGTACTCTCATAGAACTTTCTAGATTCTTCTCTATATAATCTACGGATAAGTACTTTCTCAAGATCTTTACCTTGTTTAAATTTACCATCATTATCATATGGATTAAACAAGTCATTATATCTAGTTCTTGCATTATCAGAACCAGTAAAGTCTAATAGGTCATCAAGCTCAGTAAACTCATTTGATACATTATATGTTTTTAAATCATCTAATGCTTCTTTTCTTTCTAAATATGCTTCTAATGCTGTTTCTTTAGATACAGTAATTTCTTTATTGGTAGCTGGGTCAATTACTCTATTCTCCTGTTTCCAAATATTCTGAGCCTCATATACTTCATCAGTATATCTTCTGATCATATAGTCTTTATTAAAGTCAGATAAAACCTTCATTGCATCTGCAATCATAGTTTTATCATTTTTGTCTTTAGCAATTTTCAGATCATTCTCTAATTTAGCTTTGTCTGCTCTATAGTTTTGAAACTGATTTAAGAAAGTATTGATTTCATATTCTTTGAAATTACCATCTTTATCTATGTCACCAACTTTATCAACAAACAATGTCATGTCAGCTAATTGATTAGTGCTATTAGGATTCCATCCTGCAGCATTTAAATAAGGTTTTAACTCATCTACTTGCTGCATTTGTTTACGTTCTGTTTCTACAGCAGCATCAGCTTGTTGATCACGCATATACTGTGCAAACACACCAAACATATCATTGATATTAGCAACAGGGTTCATTAGAGCCCCAGCCATTGATACATCTTTAACATGTCCTCTCAAATAAGCATCAACTGAAGCTTCAGTAATTTTATTTGAATTGTAATTTTTGATAGCTCTATTTAAATACTTAATAGCATTTAAGGGCCTTGGTAATAGACTATCAACATTGATTTGTTTAAGATCCTCTACATCTAATTGATCATAGAGTTTGTTCTTAAAGTCTTCAATTTCTTGATCTGTATAATTTTCTGTTTTTAAAATTTTATCAATAGCTTCATTCAGTTTAGTTCTTACACTTGACTGCATGGTATCTCCAATTTTAACAAAGAATTTTTTTACAAAGTCTATTGTAAGGTCTCCTGCTTCTTCAATGTTATTCTCAATCAAGTTTTTGATAGAGTAAATCTTTTTACTCATGTCAGTACTCGGATCAAGGCCAATAAGCTTATTCACATCTTTCAAGAATACCACTTCTCTTTCCATAAACTCTTTAAAGAACTGAATCTTTTGGTTACCTTCTTCAGTTAAATGTTTCCCGGATTGTTTTAAGTCATAAAGAATCTTTTGAATTCTTCTACCAAACATCTCAAGTTCATTTAAACTATTTACAAAAGCCAAAGATCTGGTTCTCATATCTTGTTGCTCAAGTTGAAGTACACTTACTAATTTTTGTAAGTCTTCATCTGTAGCTTCTTCTGGTGCTTTTTCATAACCACTTACATAGTCACGGATGTTTTTAATGATATCTATACCATCTTTACCAAGTTCTTCTCTTAATTTTTTAGGAGATATCTTTAACTGGTTTAGTTGGAAGTTCATCTCATCATGGAATCTGTCAATAGCATTGACTAGGTTCTCAGGCTTGATAGACTTAAGTTCTTTTAGGAATGAATCAGTATCTTTCTTAAACTCTGCAAACACATTGAGTTGATATTGCAGATCCTCTATAACAAAGTCTTCATTAATCATCATGTCTACTAGACTGTTTAAGTCTGTAGATGTAGATAATTTTTTTAAGCTTACTTTCTTTGTAAGAGCTTTGATAACTTGTTTAAGTGCATATAGTAAGTTCTGAATAAATTTCTGGAATGCACTGTCATCAGATTTGATTTTATTTAATTTCATTTCAGCATCTAGTTCCATTGCGGTAACTATTGCTTCCTCCATAAATCTTTCTGTGTCTTCTTTTAACTCAGGATACTTTGATCTTACTCTATCTAAAGCTTTCATCCCAGTAGCTGTTGTAGCTAACTGTCCAAATAAATTTGCAAATAAAGTTGGGTTCTGAAATTGAATAGCTTTAACTAATGGGTGAGCAAACTCATGTATTACTGAATTGGAATTAAACTTACCATTTATAAAGTATACTTGGTTATTATAAAAGAATGCCGCTACATCTGAAGTATATGGTGTTGGACTGTCTTGCAGTATTACAGCAGCCTCTGCCATTGATACAGTTTGATATTCAATACCAAATGCTTTCTTGTATTTCTCTCCAAGTTTATTTGCTATTTCTCTATCTCTTGCAATTCTAATTTGCTCATCACTAAACAAATTAGTTGACTCTGTGTTATCATATAAGTAATCATCAGTATATTCTTGCCCGGCTCTTCTAGCATCTTGTCTTTGGATATCTCTTGCTTCTTCTTGTGCAAGTCTGATCTCCTCCATCTCCATCATTAATTCATTCTCATAGTATTTATCTACAAGTTCTAATGGAACGTATACATTAAGATCTAGTGTATCTCCTTGAATAAGACCTACTACTTTCTCACCATATTTTTCATTGATGCTATTGATTATTTTCTGAGCATCATTAAGAGATCTACTTAAAGCAGGTCTTGCTTCATTATAAATTTGATCTCTTAATAACTGGGTAATTTTCTTTGAACAAGGCATAGTTAAATATACTAAATATTATTGACAATTTGTTGAGGTTCTACCTATTTGAGGTAATCCTTCTGGTGCATTTGTATTTGTAGTTATACCAGTTACATAGGTATCTTTTATATTATTTTTAAATTTATAAATTTTAACGGCTGTTTCTAATGTACTGAGATCTTCATCATTTAAAAATACACCTTCTTCATAGTTATAATTATTTGGATCTAATTTAGCCATCTTCATTATAACCGAATAAATAGCATCCCAAGCATTTGCTGAAAACTGTTTTACCTCTTCTGTATCTGATTGAGAAGATTGTATAGCTATTAATAATTTTCCAGATAATTCTGTTAAATTTTTTGAATTTGTAATAGATGCAGCTTCATTTACAATATTTGTATCAATTCTTTGGAACTCAGCACTTTTATTTTCTTCTACAATTTTATTTAATCCAATAAGAGTTTTAATATCATAGCCAGCATCTTTTTTTGAAAGCTCTACTATTTTTTCATTCATGTTTGGTATACTTAATGCCTTACCATTTGCAGTTGTTAGTATAGTAGTACCATCATTAAAATCAAATTGATAACCATTATTATTTTTTTCAGAAATAAATTTAATTGAAGTAGGTGTACCGAAAGTATCTAATACATATTTTTTATTATTATTTCTTATTTCTTCAGATACATTAGAAGGATTATAATTATAAGTTGCTTCTTCTTCAGTATCCTCTTCAGTATCCCCAACTTCTTTATCATCTATCTTCTGAGCCCTTGCTAATAAAGCTTGTACAAGTGGATTAGATGCTTCAAGAACTTCACCTTCTTCTACGCCTGTAGCTTTAGAACCTTTTCCTCTAGCTATTTGCTTATAGTCTGCAGGATCAGTAACATAATCTTTAAAAGAACCATAAGCATTAGAAACTAATCTATCAAAGATTCTATCAAAGGTAACACCATTCATATTATTTTTCATAAATATTTCTGATGCAGTCTGCATTACTCCCATATAATCTTCATATGGAAGGGCTTCGGTAAACCCATAAGTACTATAACCCATACCATGTTGATAGATCATCATCATAGGTAAAAGACTAAATAGTTTACTTAATCTTTTATTATCCTCAGTATTTGTAAGTTTAGTTACAGTAGCATCTCCAAGGTCTTTAAGATTTTGGTGATAGATCTCTGCTAACTGACCATCCTTCATCATCTTAACATCATTCAATGTAAGAACCTGAACTTTAGTTTTTACTTTAGCTTTGGTTAATTGAGACAAGATAGGGTATTTAGCTTTCAGTTGTGGAAACTCTTCAACCATATCTAACACTTTGTCAGTATATGATCCTGTTGGAATCTCCATTATAGCTTTTCTATTAAATGAATGGATTAATGCTCTATCACTTAAATATTTTTCATAAGCTTTATTCTTATCTTTTAGTTCTTCAACTAATCTTTTAAAGTCTTTGTTTGTTTCTAAAGATTCAATTGGATATAAACTTCTTTGGTATTCTCTTTCAAATACATATTTAAAGTATGTTGACTCATTAGGGAACATATTGTATGCTGCCGGGAATGCTGTTAAACCAAGTTTATCATAACTTTCCTCAGTAGTATTTTCTTGTGTATATAATTGTTCAGCATACTCTTTTGCAAGTCTAGCTTTATCTACATATAATTTTTTACCCTCAACTACAGCACCATTCTTAACTCCAGCTTTATCTGATATAGTTTTTTCTTTATACTCAGTAGGCATGCTAGTTACTTCTCCTTTTTCATCTAATAGATTAGACATATAGTTTTGGAAAATATAATTTGGCATTGCATTCTTATACTGTGTAATAAATTGACGCATACCATCCTGGCCTTTACCAAAAGCTTTATAGATAGAACTTTGTTTTGTAGTTGCAGTATTGATTATATAGTTAGTAACTGTATCATTATTTCTCAATGGGAATAATGGAACAATTAAATCATATACAAGTCTATTGTCAAAGAAGCTTCCTAGAATTGATTCTTGCATTTTTTCAGCAAGACCTTGTTCTAATTTAGATAATCCTTTAGTTTCTTCAAAGGCTAAGTTTCTTCTAATTAACTCTTGTAAAGTTTTAGAAGTCTTAGTATCAGGATTTGATTGGAACTTTAATGTACTAAAGCCACGCATCATTTTTTCTAACTCCAGATAATGCAAGAACATACCTACAGCATAGTCTGTATTAACATTAGCATCTTTTATGATTGATTTCATTTTAGTTAAATCAAACACTCCATCTTCAAGCATTCCTGTATTAAGTACATTCTCAGTAACACTTTTATAATAATTAGCATTACTAATTAATGAACCAGCTCTTTTTACACCATACTTAGTTAAAACATCAACTGCAGCTTTAAATTTTGTATATGAATCTTTAAAGTCTTGTGGAACTGTCCCCGATAATTTAGCATAATCACTGCTAATCAAGCGCTGCTTTTTAGCATACTCCCTTACTAATGGATTTGACACAAACATAATTGCATCCTCTTTTGGCACCCCTGCTTTAAGCAAGAAAGTGATCATAGGAGTAGTTTCATAATTACCCTGGATAAAGAAGATCCATGCATCTTTCTCAACATCCACCGCACCATTCATCATCTGATTATATAAATCGGCAATTTTATCTTTACCATCTACACTGTTGATACCAGATAGTGAAATTCTACCATCTTTAGTTTCATTGTGAGGTAAGAAAAGTCTCATCTCATATGTGTTCTTATTGTCCTCTACATACTTACCTAAGGCATCACTATAGTATGCACTTTGATAAGTAGCTGGTAATGAAGCACCTACTGAGTTAAATATTGGGTGTAATGAGTTATCAATAGCAATCATACCCAATACTTTCTTACCAATCATGTTTACTTCATGTTTATGTAAGTTATACTGAGACTCCAAAATTCTAGTTGGACTAATTACTTTGTTATCTTTTTTACCTAATCTATAACCTTCCTCATGTGCATTAGCAAATCTATCATACTCAATTACATCATCTTGAATTTTATCAGCAATGTCATCTTTAAGTAAGTATGTATCATTTGGTCTTACAAGGTTAGCATAGTTATCAGGTAGACTTAGGATACCAACAATAGTTTCAATCAATCTGTTTTCTAATGCAGCTTTCTGAGTTTTAATTAATCCAGAATTAAGTGCTTTAGCATCTGGTTGATTTTTTCTATTTTCAATAAACTGTTTTAACTCTTTGTTAGTCATCCCTGTTGCAATATATTGACCTCTCTTGTCAATGCTTGGCATGAATGTAGTAAGTTTATCAATGTCAAAATCGGTACCTGACTTAGCAACAATCTCTGATGGTGGTATAATAATGTTACCTGCAGCTGGGTCTAAGAATTCATAGACTTCCATAAATTCCATAGAGTTAATCCCTTGTACTGGAATACGTACTGCAGAAAGAGTTACTGCTTTTCTATTATTACCTTCATCCAACCATTTATCATCTTTGATAAGTTCATTAAGTCTTTGTCTAGTTTCAATAAGTTTGCCATCTAAATCTTTTAATTTAAGTAAATTAATAAATTCTCCCTGTAAAGCAATAGCAACTTTCATTGCTAATGTGGGTTTAGTAGGATCAGGTCTATTATAAAATGGTAAGTTATTACTTCCCATATATTTTTGAATTTCTTCTACTGTAGCTTTTTTAAGACCTCTATCCCAAATACCATTGGTCATGGCACTTGATACTTGCACTAAAGATTCACCTTTTACTCTTTGTTTTACAAGTCTTTTCTCTACAAGAGCAACTAAGATTTTTTCAATCTCATCTGCTTTTAAGTGTAATGATAAATCTGTTCTAATTGAATTGTCTTTATTTAAACCAACTAACTCAACTAGATGCTCAGGCATATCTCTTCTTTCTAGTTCTCTTTGAACTACATCTAAGAAGTCTTTAATGTTTCCAGTATACTTACCTGTTTTTTCATTGTACTCATAACCAATGTCATTAAGCAATTCAGTTTTTAAGATGTCTGAGTAATCATCTACTGTTTGCTCATACGCTTCAATCTTATCTTTGTATGCCGGATTAATTAGTTCACCATTATCATACAAGTCAGATAAAATTAATTTTCTTAACTGAGTAGAGAATACAGTTTTACCTTTATATGCTGAAGGCACATTGGTAACATTTTTAAGATACTCTAAGTATATAGTGTTTGGAGTAAATTTGATATCTTTTTTAAGACTTCTTTGTTCCTTGTTGTCATAAATTTCATCTGCTACTGCTTCACCTTTTTCATTAACTGTAGAAGTCATACCTCCTACTTTAGATCCTGTTTGGAATGTAGCATATTGGATGTTCTTATTGATCATTTGCACATGCAATGATTCTAAATCTGATCCTGCAATCACAGAAGGAATTAATGGAGCCAATGAAAGTTTATGCATAGATGTAACAGGTAGTTCAGTTCCTTTTAAGAAACCAAAGTTCTGAACTTTGTATGGAGGAAGTAATTCTGTAATCTCAGTTGCTGGTACTTCTTCTCCACTTTTAATTCTTTGGAATAGAATCTCTTGAGCATTTGACCAATCATTTTCAAGATTCTTTAAAACACGGTATGCATCAAAGGTAACATAACCTTGTGCATCTGCTTCTTCCATTTCTTGATATTTCTTAATCTCTTTAGCTATTCTATATTCAATAAGGTCAGCTGCATTTTTTACTCCAGCATCCGTATATCTTTTTGTATAGTCTGCTCTAAGACCTTTTTCAATTTGAGGTAAGTATATAGAGTCTCTTTTAACATCTTGCATAATTGCAGTATTAAAAGTACCGTCATATTCTAATGTTTGTAACCCTTTTGCTCTTGCATAAGAACTATCACTCAAGAATCCGTTAACAAAGTTTCTTGCAGCAATATCAGTTCTTAATGTTCTACCACCTGAAGATGAACCTGTATTTCTTTTGTGCATCTCTTCTTTGTCATGATTGTATTGAGCAAAGTCACCATAGAATAAGATACCCATTTCAAAATTATGAATCCATGAATTCATAGTATAAGCATCTATTAATGTTTTCTCAACTTGTTCAGGAGACATATTGTAATCAGCAAGTTTGTCTTTCAATTTAGAATCTAAAAATTTTGACTCCTGGAAAGCAGCTAAGTTATTTTTATTTTGCTCATTAAAATACTGTTCTGTATCTGACTTAACTTGATTAGATAGCTTAGTATCTTTCTTCAGTTCTTCAATAAGATCAAAAGTTCTATTTTCTGCTATTGCAGAATCTATCAGCTTATAGATATCATTCTTAGTGTTTTCTCTTAATACATTATCAAATGCAGTAAACACTTCTCCGGCCATAAGTCCATTCCCTAATGGTCTATTGTATCCACCATATTTTGAAAATACATCTGGCTTAGATCTAAACTTGAATATTCTTTCAGCTTCAGCTGCCATATAAGGAGCAAAGTGATTTTTAAAAGCATATGGGAATGCACTTCTTTTTGCAAACATATCAATGTCCACCCAAAGATTTTTATCAGTACCTTCTTTACCAACACCTCCATTGATACCACCTTCTATCTTAGCACCAAATGATGAAGACTTAGAAGCGTGACGCATGAACTCTTGCATACCATCTTTCAACATAGTATGAATCTCTTGGATCATTTTACTATTTACATCAAGACTAGTTGTATTAGTACCATCCTCTTCAATTGAGTTTTGTGTACCAGAATTCATGAATAACTTTAAATTCTTATCTGCAAGTTTCACAAGATTGGAATCTCTAAAATCAAATAAAGATTTAATTGTAGCAAGCTTATTTGTATATGGATTAACTCTTGGATCCATATGAGACATATACTGTAACTTGTCAGTTGTCCAAAGATCAGAAAGTTTTGTAGCTGCGTTTAAACCATAAACAACTCTTGATATTGAATTGTTCTCAATATGTTCAAACACTAAATTCTTCTCAGCATTTTTTACTGCAAAGTTAGATGAGTCATATCCAAATCTTGCTTGTAATTCTGCTAATAATAATATCTGTTTCTTTTGATCTACTTTTTCTTTACCTAATACTCCTGCTTGAATACCATCCATTAAACTATTAATTGGATCTTCCTTGAATTTATTAATAGCATTCCTTACAGTATTGCTTTGTTTATTTTGATCTCTTCTATGTATATTCTTGATGATATCAAAGATAAATGGAAGACCATATTTTTCTAGAGCTTTATTATTTTTTGTTAATTCTTCTTTTAAAGAAGGAACATCATCAAGATAAATACCAATTGCTCTAGCAAAATTATATGAATCAGATACTTTTAACTTACCTGTTGAATCAGCAAAGTCATTAATAATCTTCTCTAAGTTTAGAGATGGTTTGTTCTCTCTACCAACTCTATTTACATAAGGACTTGTTACAGTACCTCTAAACTTAGAAGTAAATCCTTGTACAATGTTTCTAGACTCAACAGATGCATCAGTTACCTCTACATTAAAATTATAAAGTTTAACACCTTCATCAGTTGTATCATAGATAGGGTTACCGGCTTCATCATAATCTTTAATGATTTGTTCCCCAAAAATTGTAAGTTGAACATATGGTATTCTTGGTTTATTAAAGTCTTGCCAGAAAGAAGTAGTAGTTTTAAACTCATACTGATTAACTGATGTACTTGGATTAGGAATTTTATCCTTAGTAAGTTGAATAAACTCTTTTACATCTTTACTA